GTAATACCACGAAATTCGAGAACTCACTTAAAGGCGTTAATACCGCAATGTCAGGGCTTAGAGGAGAAGCTAAAAACTTACGTGAAGCTCTAAAACTTGACCCAACAAATACCGATAAAATGGCACAATTGCAGAAGAACTTACAAACGCAGTTGGGCTTATCACGTGACAAAGCAAAAAAATTAAAAGAAGAACTTTCTACGGTTGACAAAGGTACGTCAGCAGGTCAAAAGAAATGGCTACAACTTACTAGAGATTTAGGCACAGCAGAAACACAAGCTAATAGGCTAGAGGGCGAAATTAAGCAAGTCGAGGGCGCTATTAAATCAGGTTCTTGGAACATTGACGCTAAAATGGATACTAAAGGTATCAATAGCGGAATTGAGGGCATGAAGTCACGCTTTAGTGGTCTTAGAGAAATTGCTATAGGCGCATTCAGGCAAATTGGTGCAAGTGCTGTTAGTGCTGTTAGCAATGGCTTAAAAGGCTGGGTATCTGCCGCAATGGACACCCAGACAGCCATGATTGCCTTGAAAAATACAATGAAGTTTAAAGGCAATGGGCAAGACTTTGATTATGTAAGTAAATCTATGCAGAAGCTCGCTAGAGAGACAAACGCAAATAGTGAAGATACTCTAAAACTTTCAACAACGTTCATTGGTTTAGGAGATAGTGCTAAATCAGCGGTTAGTAAAACGGAAGCATTAGTAAAAGCTAACCAAGCGTTTGGTGGTACTGGCGAAAACTTAAAAGGTGTCGCACAGGCTTATGGTCAGATGGCGGCTTCTGGAAAAGTTACTGCCGAAAATATTAATCAGTTGACTGACAATAATACCGCTCTTAGTGCTTCTTTAAAAGATACTGTTATGCAAATGAACCCACAATTAAAGCAGTATGCTTCATTCAATGAAGCTGTTTCAGCTGGTGCTGTCTCAATGGAGATGCTCGATAAAGCTATGCAAAAAGCAGCAAACGGTTCAAGCAGTGCTACAAAAACAATAAGGGACACTTGGTCTGGTTTTAATGAAGATTTATCGCAATCCTTACTTCCTACACTTGAAGCTTTAACGCCTGTTATCAATGCTTTAATTGATAAAATGGACGATTGGGGCAAAGGTGCTGGCAAAGCTATAGAAAATGTAGTCAAGTATTTCCAAGACTTGTTCAAACAGTTACAACAAAATGGTGCGATAACTCAATTTTCTGCTATATGGGATAATCTAAAAAGTGCATTCGGTTCGGTAATTGGAATTATTGGTAACCTTATAAAATCTTTTGCTGGAGTTGATGATTCTACCGCAAAAAATAAAACTTCTGTTGAGAATGTGGCAGGAGTAATTGGTTCGCTTGCTTCTAAGTTTGCTGATATCACGAAAAGCATTGCTGACTTTGTTGGAAAAATTAGTGAAAGTAAAAGCGCAATGGATGCTGTAAAAGTAGCTTTAGTTGCTTTAGCTGGTGCTTTCGTTGCTATGAAAGTTATCAACGGAATCATTAAGGCTTATGAGACATACAATAAGATTGTTGAAGCTGCTACAATTATACAAGGGGCTTTCAATGCTATAATGGCTGTCAACCCATTTGTACTTCTTGGAATAGCAATCGCCGCTGTCGTTGCTGCTCTAGTTTATTTCTTTACTCAAACAGAAACAGGTAAAAAGGCTTGGGCTAGTTTTGTGGACTTCTTGAAGAGTGCATGGGATAGCGTAGTTTCATTCTTTAGCGGTATCGGTCAATGGTTCGCTGATGTATGGAATGGAGCAGTTGACGGAGCAAAAGGTATCTGGCAAGGTTTAGTTGATTGGTTCAGCGGTATTGTACAAGGTATTCAAAACGTTTGGAATGGAATAACAACATTCTTTAGCAATTTATGGACAACTGTTATTGGTGGCATTCAATCTGTATGGGGCGGAGTAACTGACTTTTTTAGTGGAATATTCGACGCAGTTAGTTCAGTAGTTTCTACAGTATTTAGCGCTATTGGCGGCTTTGCTAGTTCAGCTTGGGATGTACTGGTTGGCGTATGGAACGCAGTAGCTGGCTTCTTTGGCGAAATATTTAATGCAGTAAGTAATGTTGTGTATAATGTATTCAATGCAATTGGTAGCTTTGCTTCTAACGCTTGGGGAGTTGTTCAGTCAATATGGAACGCTGTTTCAGGATTCTTTAGTGGTATATTCAATAGTGCTAAAAATATAGTTAGCGGAGTGTTTAGTGCCATTGGTGGTTTTGCTTCTAATGCTTGGTCAAAAATTTCAGGTGTCTTCAACGGAGTAGGTGATTTCTTTAGCGGAGTATTCAATGGTGCTAAAAATGCAGTAAGTGGAGTATTTAGTGCCTTTGGTGGTTTCGCTTCTAAAGCTTATGACGCAATAACAGGAGTATTTAATGGGCTTGGTAGCTTCTTTAGTGGGATATTCGGAGGAATCAAAGATACAATAGATAGCGTTCTAGGTGGTGTCACAGGTACGATTGAAAAAATATCAGGAGCTATTAACGGTATCGCTGGGAAACTTGGCGGAATGTTTAAAGGTTCTATGGTAGTAGGTTTGCCAGAATTTAACTTATCTTCTAGCGGTTACGGTTTAAGCACAAATAGCGTATCAAGCGACAACAGAACGTATAATACATTTAATGTGCAAGGTGGTGCTGGACAAGATGTTTCTAACTTAGCACGAGCAATCAGACGAGAATTTGACCTAGGGAGGGCTTAATGGTAAGACAGTACAAAATACATACCAACTTAGACGGAACAGACGATAAAGTTTGGGACGTTACAAATGGAAAAGTTAGATTTTACCAGCCCTCTAATTTAGGGTTACAATCAACTAATAATATTTGGCAAAGTAACGGTATCGGAGTAACGGGGACTCGTTCAATTACCCAGCCACAAATAGAGTTCAAGTTAGAAACGTTTGGCGAAAGTTTAGAAGAAAACTATCGGTTAATGAAAGACTTCGTGAATGATATTCTTAGCAAAAAATTCGTTACACTTGAATATCAAACAGAGATTTTTCAGGTGTATGCTGATTTAGCTTTAGCAGATGTCACAAAGACAGAGGGTTACGGTAAGAACGGAACTTTCAGCGAAAAGATAACTTTTGATATAATCACAAAGTGGTATACTTACGAAACTTTAACTTTTGAGAAAATTCAAAATGGTAAAGTTATTGCTGGAAAGTCAAAAATTTATGGTGGAACAGCACCAGGATACTATAAGTATATCGAAGGAGTTTCTTACACTTATTATGGAGAAACAAATATAGAACGTTTAAGTCGCTGGGATATAAAAGATGAAATATTTAGTTTTATGGGGATATTATATCCGCAACTTCCTAAAACACCTACTGGAGTTAGATTTTTAGACGATATTGGAAATGAATATACTGCAATTGTATTCAAGACGGAAGAATTACAAGACTACATTTTAATAAATACAGATGTAAATGACGAAACTTATCAAGGTTGGAAGGGGACAACTGCTCTAAATTTATTCCCTGTAATGGACTTTGAGCGATACAGAACTCGTATAATTGAAAAAGGTCAAATGGAGCTAATCAATTTAAGTAAGGCAGAGTTTAAAATCAAGAGAAAGGCGGACTTCGTTTAATGTTAGAAGCTAATGTTTATGATAACTTTAACCCTAATTATTATAATATATCTGATTTTACTCTTCCTAATGGTAAAAAAGACAAAAGAGGTCTACCAATACCAAAGGCAAGATGTCAAGTCATTAACTATGAACTGTGGGAAACAGGTTATCTTTACACTTCATCAGCTACTTTGACCGTTTCGGTAGAAGTTGGCGATATTGTTCAAATTCTCTTTCCTGAAGTTGTTCCAATTGAGGAAGCTCTAGGTAAAAAGAAAAAGCTGAATTTAGATATGGTTTACCTTGTGACAGATGTAGATGAAAGTAATAAAGCTACGTTAAAGAACTATTTTTGGGCAATGATTGAAAGCCTAGATGTTCCGAACGCAATAACTAAAACGACAAACTCCGCTATCATTGACTATTTGATTGACCCTAATAAGAATGATTTAATGAGTTATGGCTACTTTTTCAATTCAAGTATCTTTGCTGGAAAGGCTACGATTAACCGAAAAGCGGAAACTTCATCAGCTCATGACGTAGCTAAGAGGATATTTTCCAAAGTTCAATTTCAACCCACTACAACTATTCAACATGCTTCATCTGAAACAGACCCCAGGAACTTGTTATTTATTAACTTCGCTTCTAGGAGCTGGAATAGAAAAAGAATCACAACAAGGGTGGATGTTAAGCAAAATGTGGCAATGGACACGGAAACAATAGTAGAACGTTCAGCTCATAATTTTGCTGTCGTATTCATTAAAAGCTTAAATAAAGATGACTACGCAGATCCTCCTAAAATGTATACAGCCAAAAACAACGGCGATGTCATTGATTATAGCACTTATGGCGGAGACGGAACAGACCTGCCAGAAGTAAGGACGGTTAAAACATTATTTTATGATAGAGATGAACACGGAAACCCTCCAGATATATCTACTATCAAAGCTGAAATTTCTCCCTCCACAATCGTCACAAGATTAATATTTAACCAAAATGAGCTTTTGCCTTTATACGTTAATGACTTGGTAGATATATGGTATGACGGTAAACTGTATTCAGGGTATATAGCAGATAGAGTTAAAACAGAGTTCAATGATAGACTTATTTTTGTAGAAAGTGGAGACAAACCAAATGTTATATGAGTATGTAGCTACTTACGGAGACAAATATAGAATAGATAGCTTCACAGGGTACAGAGAGCTACGTAAAGACCACTTAGAACTTTTATCTGGTAAAGTATATTATAATAGCGAAAACTCGCTTAGAATCGAAACTACGCTCTTGTACGAAGTTGGTCAATTTGTATCAATTGGTGGTTATCCGTATGGCGGTAGAAAATTTAGATTATTAGAGCTTTCAATTACTGATAACCCAGTTTTAGATAAAGCGAAGATAATTTCAAGAAAGGTTAAAAATGACAATTAAAAACTTTACATTTTTCAGTCCGAATGGTACAGAGTTTCCGGTAGGTTCAAACAATGACGGAAAGCTATACATGATGTTGACAGGAATGGACTACGGAACTATTAGGCGCAAAGACTGGACAAGTCCGTTAAATACAGCTCTTAATGTACAATATACTAATACTTCAATTGTTGCTGGTGGAAGATATTTTGAACTATTAAACGAAACTGTAGCTTTAAAAGGAAATGCAGTCAATTATATCCATGCAAATATTGACTTAACTCAAACAGCACACCCTGTTACTTTATCGGCTGAAACTTCAGACAATAGCAATAATGTTGATTTAAATAATGATTCAGGTGTACTTAAAGTTGTGATAGATATTAGAACAACTGACGGAACAGGAGTTATAAGTGCTAAGCAACCAACTGAACATACTTTACTTGATGATGTTATTATTAATAGCCTAGTCAATAAAAAGGATGTTCCTTGGACTGATTTAAATAGGGCTGGTGGAGTAGGTTCAACAGGTACATTACAGGCAAGAATTATTAATGGTGTAATTTACGTTATAGGAAATAGCATTCCTGTGCCAAATGTCACACCGAATTTCATTGTTCCGGTTGGCACTTTCCCACCTGCTTTTGGAACAAATCTACCTCAATTTGATACTGCTGGTTCATTTTATTCTACTGGCCACCTGTCGTTATCTTTAATTAACATGTCTCCAAGTGGTATCTCAGTAGGTAATCCAAATAACACTTCAATGAACGGAAAAACAATATCTTTCGCTTTATCAGCGCCTTTATTGTAAACAAATAGAAAGCAAAATATAATGGTAACTAGAATGATTTTAATAACTATCTTGATTTTGGCGATTTTGTTCGCTACATGGATTAAAGATAGAGAAGCAATGAACCCACCTTTCAAGCGTAGACTTGTAATTGATTTGACGTTAGTTTTCTCGCTATGGGTTTTATATGCAGTCTTTTACTTTACACAAACACCCTCAACTTCTGATATCGCTAAAACAGTGATTAACGTAGGCTTGTTGTACTTCGTAGGACAATTTATTTACTTAATCGCAAAAATTAGCCCTATGTTTGACGGTTTGGTTAAACTTATGAAAAAGAATGGTGTAAGTGTTCCTGAGGCGGAAGAAGAACAAACGGAGGATAAAAAAGAATGAATATAACTAATGCTGGCGTTCGTGGGCATAATCCTACTGGGGTTGTAATTCACAATGACGCAGGCTCAAATGGTGCTAACATTGGCTTCTACAATGGTTGGCTACCCACTCATGACCCAACAAACGGCTTTGCTCATGTTTATATCGCTTCGGATGGACGCTTACAGGCTTCCGACTTCTCTAACAAGGCATGGCATTGCGCTAACTCATACGGTAATGCAAACTACGCCAGCTGGGAAGTATGCCAATCAGAAGGCGACTTAAACCAGTTCTTAAGGAATGAACAAGCGGTACTAGATGATGTAGCTAAGTACATGAAACAATGGGGCTTAACTCCTGATCGTAATACAGTCAAGTTACATCAAGAACTATCATCTACTTCATGCCCTAGACGGTCAGTAGAAGTCCATGGTGGCACTTTAGAAAGCTGCCGCTCATACTTTATCACAGAACTAAACAAACGCCTTACAGGTCAAACTGAAAGCAAACAAAACGAAAAGGAAATCGAAATGTATCTTATTTATTGTACAGACACAAAACGCTACTATGTATCTAATGGAGTATCAGTACGCTATGTACGATCTACACGCATGTTAGAAAACTATCAAAACAAATGGGGTAAACTTAATTTACCTAAAGATACCATGTTACAAGTGGAACTAGACGCTGAATTTGGACCAAACGCAACTAAACTATAAAATAAAAAAAGACAGCTTTATAGCTGTTTTTATTTTTTACCAAGTCACCCAAGCTGTACCGCCTGAACCTTGATATATACTTACTGCTTTGTCTAAATAATCTTGTGGACTTAAGTTAGATACCTGCCCATGCACGCTTTGCATTATCTGTAATAGTCCCCAGCATGATAACTCATTTTCAACATAAGGGTTTCCACTCGACTCCTTATAAATAACATCAAGCCATTTCCAAGCACTTACTCCTGTCTTGCTTGCCATATAATTCGCAGCTATTTCTGGACTTACACTAGACCAATCATTTCCAATAGTGTCACTAGTTGCTGTGTTTGGTACACCTCCCTCATTTTCATTTTCATCGCTAACTTCTTGCGTCCTTTCGGTGTCAGGTTGTTTAGTTGTCTTATCATGTTCTCTTGAGATTCTGTCAGATTCGGCTTGTTTTTCAGCTTCAACTCTTCGTTTATTTTCTTCACTAATTCGTTGTTCTTCAAGTGCTTTCTCCTTAGCTTGCCTTATATGCTCATATTTTGCTTTCTCTTGCGTTTTAAACTCTTGTTGATATAATTGTGCCACAATATCATTAAAGTTGTTATTTGCCATTTTATGAGCGAATTGAATCAACGCTATACTTCTTATTGTATCATCTGTTAATATAAAAATTATTATTCTCCTTTGCGTGTACGTGAATTATAATATGCTTTCGCCATAACTATGTCTTTATTATTTGCTTTCATATTTTTAAATGACTTAATAACTTTATAATCGCCCTGTGTATTAATTTCAATTAAACGCATTTCAAATAAAGGAACAAGCCTATACATTGTTAATACAAACGCAAAATCATTATTTGCTTCTTCTAGCGTGTCGCTTGTTTTATAATAATCTCCATCTATTGCGCTATACCAAATCTCATATTTCATGCCATGCTCTTTTCTTAAAATTTTGGCGGTTCTTGTCGTTCTGGCGTTTCAACTTTATCATATTCGCCATTTTTAATATAAAAACTATTCTGTTTGTATAATTGTTCTAGTTCTTCATTCCACAACTTATAATAGTTCCATAAGTCTATTGAAGTTTTAGAATTAACATCATTAATTTTCAATTCATGTACAGCCATTTGTTCTAAGTGACTACCGATTAATTTTAAAATAAACCATTGTGCGTCTTGTGCTTCTTTTTTCATGCCGTGCTCTTTTCTATGTTTTAATTGCTTACCTGATTAATGGCTTCAATAATATTATTGCCAGTATTTATTAGAATTTCATCACTTACAGTTACATTCTTTCTTGAAAACAGTTCATTCTCAATCTTCATAAAGTGCATTGCTTTAGCTAAAAATTGAGCCGATGATTCATAATATAATGTTTCTAGTTCATCATCTGAAAGCTGTGTTAAGTCGTCGTTAGCAAAAGTTGTTAGTTTTCGCTTAATCTCTTTGCCATTGTCATCTTCTTCTACGTAGTAACGCTTCATCTATTCATTCCTCTAATTTCAAATTTTTCAATAATATACCGTTTAGATCCTAACTCAAAGCTGACTAGATAATTATTAAAAGGGTCTTTTTTGTTCAAGTCGTTAGCAATCTTTCTAGCTGTTGACCGTGGATATTTTGAACTATTAATCTGACTTGTATACTTGTGTAATATTATCTCATTACCTCCCTTTGCATTTTACGTTTCAATCGTTGCTTATATAGATACTCTTTACTTGGTTCTAAACTAGACAATATCTCATCTAGTAAGTCAAACGCTTCTCCGTTATCTCCTACGCTATCAATTTTTTTAAGTGTAAGCTCGTGCATTTCATCATCATTGAAAAACATAGTAAGATAAGGGAATGCTACGGTATTCGGTAAGCTCAAACGTGATTTAGTCATTTTTAAGTTAGGATATTTACCTGTTTCAGCTTTAACTTTTGATTCAAACTGACTTATTCCGACACCTTGCTCTTTTAGCATGCTAGTAATTCTTTCATATAATTCTTCGTTTGTCATTATGCTATAACCTCAATTATTTCTGTATGCTTTTTAACTTCATGTCTTTGTTCTTCTGGAAGCAATTCATTCCATTTTAAAGCCTCTTTTTTATTATAAAACTTACGTGATTTAATTTCTTTTTCCAATATCCAAGTTACTGTATAGTATGTAAATTCATCTTTCATTATCCAATTACTCCTGTCTTGATGTTTAGCCTTTGCTGGCTTGATAAGTGATATAAATTGCACCACTTACAGTGATAAGCTCTGACTGGTATCTTATCAGCTTTATTTTTCCTATGCTGGGCATTAGCTATTGAGTATAAAGCACCCATTTTTGTGTATTTGCGTTTCTTACACATATTATTCACTAGCTTTCTTGATCATTGCTTGCTTATAAGCCGTAATCGTTCCGTCAAACATAGCGCTTTGGATTTCTCCTTGTTTAATAAACCCTTTTTGTTCTAATTGAATTACTTGTTTTGTTAATCCTTTTAATGTAAATGCTGTTGCTACTTTAATTTTGTCCTTAGGTTTTCTGTTAAATAATTTCATTTATTTTTTCACCAAAACTTTCTATTTTCGTGTCTTCGTAATTAATTATCAAAAACACTCCATTCATTTATCGTAAATAATTCAAAGCCATTTAGCTTACTTTGCTTTTCAATTGCCACCTGCTTGTTATCTTGCTCTCTTAGCAGTTCGATTATAGGTCTACCAATATCAAACCACTTGACGACCGTATTAGCTTTAAGTCCAAAATACTTAGCACATTGAGCTTTACAACTAAAGTGTAGTTCTTCTTCTGTAATAGGGTTATAAGCTACTATTTCCCTATCCTTTCGCATTGCCATTATTTAACCACCTTTCTATAAGACAATAGTATCAAATTATCTTATGTTTGTCAAGAATTAACTTTAGATCTCTTCAATAAATTCTAAATATCTTTCATCAATCGCTTTAATTTCTTCTTTAGTGAACTCTGATTTAAAGTTATTTCTTTCTTCTTTGAACCCTAGGAAGATGAACTTTTCCCCTAGCTCATTTTTAAAAGAATTCAAATATCCTTTTTTGTTGTTCATCAGCTTAACATTGTATTTTTCCATTTGCGTCTCCTTAATTTCTATAATGCCATTGTATCAAAAAAAGCTAATGCTGTCAAACATTAACTTTGTTATTTTAGCCAAAAATTAGATTTGCTTCTTCTTGTAATACTTCTTCAGGAATTTCAGCACCACTTACATCATATTGAATACTTAACAAGTACATTGTCCATTTTCTTCTAAACTCTTTATCTTTCATTTGTTCCTCTGTGAAAGTTGTGTTGATTCCATATTCTTCTACGATTTGTTGTTTTCTAGTTGTTAATACTATCATTGTTTCGTTCTCCTTCATTTCTATAAGACTATTTTATCAAAAAAAGTCAATGCTGTCAAACATTAACTCTTTTTAATTATTTTATTCCTTCCCAGCGTTCAAAATCATCAGCTAGTTCTTGTATAAAGCCCATAATGTCGTCAGTAGTGTACTCTGTAAGCTCATTCTCGTTACTTAAGTTAGCAAGTTCTTTGGCATAGTCTAGAGCCTTGTTACGGTCTTTGTCGTAGCTTTCACCCTCTTTCTTGCCAGCTCTTACTAGATACTTTAATACCTGCATTGTATACCAACCTACAAGCTCTTCGTAGTTAAAATTATGTTTCAAGTATTCATTAAGTTCCACACCGTATTCATTGGCATAGTGCTTATTTGTACTGTAATTCATTAGATGTTACCTCCAATCCATGCAATAAGCAACGTCGCAAGCATACCTATCCAAGTGATAGCGATAAGTGTAAAGCCGACACCTGCAACCATCATTAAAGTTTTTACTGTATCTTTCATTTTGTTCTCCTCTATTTATAATTATATTCTATCAAATTGCTTTCACTTTGTCAAGAGTTAACTATTCTTAACCATAAACAGCTTTTCATTTTTCTCTTTGTTACTTGTTCCAATTTGTAAAGTGCTACGTGCTTTGTCAAAATAACATACAGCTTCAAAGCGTTCGTCTAAAATTGAATAGCTTGAAATTATAACGATATTATTTTTAGCCATTTCAAATGCCCAGTCATAAAACTCTTGACTATCGAATTGATTGATATAACCTTTTTGGTTTGCTCTTTCATAAGGTGGGTCAAGATATAATATAGCTCCAAAAATTTCGCCAAAATAATGATAATTTTTATTCGTTGCTTTTACTTCGTCCAGCTTCTGAAGTTGCTGAAGATATTGGAGTTGCTGAAGTTGTTGGAGTTGCTGAAGACGTTCAAACGCTTTATTATTTTCTTGTTTCGTGTTATAAGTAACTTTCTTATATGTTTCTGTTTGTTTATAACCGCTAAAAACGTCATGCTTTTCAATAATTTCTTTAGCTAGATTATATTTCAAATCTGAATTTTCTTTAGAATATAAATAATCCTTCTTATTATTGCCAAAAGAATTGACCAATAACTTTAAAAATTCATCTGTTGTCTTGTTTTCTTTCTCCTTAATCTTGAAGAACTCATCACGTGAAACAATTAGCGTTTTTATCCACTCACGGTCTTGTGAGATAACTCGTTCAAAAGCGTTGGTTATATCCTTGTCTAAGTCGTTATAATGCACTTCTAAACCATTTAAAATACATTCGGCTGTAATTGCTCCACCTCCTCCGAAGATGTCGTATATCGGCTTGTCTGTGCCAAAGTTCTGTTTGATAATTTCAATTATCTTCTTGCTTATCTTCTTCTTGCTTCCTTGGTACGGTAGCCCAATAGGTTTGCCTTTTCTGATTTTCTTCTCGTCTAAACTAAGCATTATTTATTGTCTTTCTGATTTGGTAAAATTTATTCCATTTTTCTATAAGTTCCAGCAACTTAGGTTCATTATATTCGGTAAATAGCTCAACCTGTGATGTATACCAGCAATGTAAACATTGACCGCAGCCATAACAGATATTTGTATATCCTCTGCAACCTTTGCAAACTCCTAAGCCGTCACTCGTTTGAATGTCAAAGCAATGGCAATATCTTTTGTCATTAAAATATTTTCTTTTCATTATTCCTCCTCTTCAAGTGCTACATTCTCGGCCATTACAACATCAATATCCTTTCCAGTCACTTTTTCGATATAATCAACTGCAAGTTTATTGGTTTTAGCTAGGTCCACAAGCTTTCTGTCTACAAGGTTTCCAACAACAATATCTTGAGTGATATTTGCTGCTACGCTTGCTTTAATCAATGTTTGAATACAACTCTCTAGTTCTTCTTGGAGTTTTTCAACTGTTTTGTTTACAATATCCATTTTTCCTCTTTCCTTAACTATATGTATTATTATAACAAAAAAACTCTAAGCCGTCAAGCAAAAAGTTTTATATGATATTATTTTTCTTTCAATTTATTCTTGAACCAGATGATTCGTTCTTTGAACCAAGCGTCGACTCCTTCAGGACGCAGCCATTTACCTTGCTTCACACCGTTTTTTTCCATGAACTCAATCACTTTAGTTGGAGTTTCTAGGTCGTCCCACATAGTATATTGTTTTGCTGAATTGAATTTACTAAACATTTCAAGCGTTTCGATGTAGCTATCTTTCAAAAGTTCCGTGTCAAGCAATTTTTGGGCCTTCTCAGCACGTTTAGCAAGTCGTTCGTTAGCTTGTTCCAGTTGTTCCTTTTGTCGCTGTAAGCTCAAATTATGATTGATATAAGCAATTTGCTGTGCATGTCGTCCAAGTTTACCTTGAGTGTTAAGCTCAATCAGTTTAGCTAAACCCTCGCCAAGAATTTCATCAGCTACAAGATTATGCTTGTATTTTTTATTTGTGTTTCGTACGTAGTTGTCAAGCGTTTGTTTGATTTTAAGTTTTTTGTGTAGCTCTCTTAATGTTGTCAATTTAATACTCCTTCATATATTTTACCAAACTTCAAAGCATTAATTTTAACTAGTTGTTTCAAGTCTGATATAAATTGCTGTTCTCCATCAAAGTCAAATGGCATTGATACGTTTTCCTTGATCCAAGTGAAAGCTCCGTCAAAGTCTTGTCTTAGTAAGCTCATTTTATCCACGATGTCGATAATTTGCTCTCTCTCTTCTGCTGTGTACATGTAACCGACTTTCTAGAAAGGTAAATCTTCCGTGTTAACTTCAATCGGTTCAGAACCACCAAATAAGTCTTGTTTAGCTTGTGCTTGTGCGCCATTTCCGTCATGAATAAACACTTTTTCAACCGTAGGGAAAACAAAGTTATAATTTACGTACTCGCCTGATTCTTTAGCTTGTACACGACCGCTTACCGTTACGGTGTCGCCTAATTGAATGAAGTCAGGTAAGAACGCTGAACCATACGCAACTTTTACGCTAGATCCCTTTTCTTTTTCAAATAATGGAACAGAAATAATTTTCTTGTCGCCTTTTGCTGTGTTTACTGTACGTGTATTTTTTTCGTTCGCTTGTGCTGTAACTGTGATAATTGCCATTTAATTTATTCTCCTTTTTCTGCTTCTTGCTGTGCTAGCCAAATTGTCATGATGTCAGTAATTTCTTTTTTAGTCTTATCTTTCAAGCTATCGATATTTTTATATCCTAGTTGTTCAGCTCGTTTAATAAGTGGTTGGATCTCACGAAGTCGTTGTTTTTCTGCTTCAAGCTCTTTCTGTTCTTCTGACAAGTCAGGAAGGTCTTCGCCAGAATATATGTAAATACCTAAACCATGACGAGCAATTGCTTTAACTAGTCCGCGTTGAATGGCTTTATTTACGTCCATTGAAGTAAGTTTTTCGAGTGGAATAGATTGGTTGCGATAGTCCATTACAGGCAAATACTCGATGTGTTCTAAGCCCTCAATAGTCATACCAACTTTAACCCACGCTGTGCGACCGTCTGTGTGATAATTTAACCCTTGTTCATTTTCATAAACTTTACTATTTGCTTCAGGATAAACTTTTTTAACTTCAGACCATGCAAATGCCCAGCTAAGATAATCAAGATTATTCTTTTTACTCTTTTTATCATTAACATTAATGACGCTTAATTTTTCAAATACGCTCATTTTTTTCTCTTTCCACGATAAATACGTTCCCTTGTCTTGTAATTTCTATATTATATTTAAGCATTGGTAAAATATATCCGTCATCCCAGTAGTTCCACAAGTCATTTACCAAACCATATAAGCACTCGTTAGGCCCAGCCCTATACTTTGTTTCGTTCATCTCTTTGAGCTCTTTAGACAGCTTCCTGACACCTCTAGCATAATGTTTACTTGCTTTTTCTTCTGCCCTTAAACTTTTGTAATTGCTTTTCATAAATGAACTCTCTAATATCTTCTTTTTGCTGTTTTTCCTCTTTATCAGACCAACCAACTTTTTGACCTTTTCGCTTGCCACTTTGATAAACTCGTCTGTTATCTTCTGGAAAGCCATTCTTCTCGAAGTATATTCTAGCATATTCAAAGTAATTTAAACTGTTGATATACTGCTGACTATCTTTTTTGTGATAATTTAGAGTTATTAATCGCCTTTCAGCTAGTGATTCAAAAGATGTTATCATACTTCCTCTTTAATGAAGCCTAAAAGTTTCAAAGCTACATATTCTTCGCTATTTTCTTCAACCTCTTTTGCAAATTCTTTATAACTAGTTAATTCTTCTTCTCCAGCATAATATAAAGGTGCAAACCTAGTCTTATCAGAAAAGTTATAAAACTTAAATTTAGGAACAATAACTTCATAACCATTAATAACAGCGTCTAACATTTTTCCTTTTTCATCAAGAGTAAATGGTTCTTTTTCGCCTTTTTCATAACATTTTCCATTACCGTCTTTAAGATAATGGTTCCAACCATACCGACTGATATAATGGAAAGCTCTATCATTACAGACAAAGGTTTTAAGATAATCAGCTTGTTCTTGTGTTAATTTAACTACCATTTGTTAGTTCTCCTTTATTTCTATATATATTATTATACCAAAATTATTTACTATTGTAAAGCATTAGATGTTATTTTTTTATTTATTTCTGATTTTAATTGCAAGGCTCTAACTAATGCACGCTTAGAATAATCATTTTCGCAAGCTGTATGCAATTTCTTTGACTGTCTGACTAGAAATTCAGCACGACCAAGCCATACTTTGAAAAGTTCATCATTGTGCCATTCTGCTTTTATCATCTCATCTAATGCACGATATAACCAGCCATACACTTCAGCGTGTAAGTTAATTGCCTTGTTTTCGTAATTAATCATTTTCTGTTACCTTTCCTTGCTCTTTAGCTAAGTCTAAGAAAGCCTGTGCTGATTCTTTCGTCGTTTCGATTGGAGTTTCAGCCTTTACTTTTTCCACTAGTTCGCTATCAGGTTCTTTTTTCGATTTATTAACGCAAGTAAATACCGAATCAACATAAGAAAAATTTAAATCATCATCAAACTGATATCCACGCGCTTTTACTGACAACTTAGAGAAGTCATTGTATTTACCACGTTTAGGGCTTAACATCAGCATAAACTCCGCCCAAGCTGTAAGAGTAGAACCACCTAAGGCATCGCTAGGCTTTACCATATAGGCTTTATCGTCCATTGAGTTTGCATAAGCTGATTTGTTTGCATGAGCTACCAGTAAGAAAGTTACATCTTGAAAGAGTAGCTTCAAGCGTGTAATTCTTCTAAGCATTGGTTCGAAGTCTTTACCGTAGATAATATCGCCATTTCTTAGCATTGTCATAAGGTTGTCTAAAATAACGAACTTGATATCATTTTCTTTGATGTACTCATACAATAAATTCATGTGGTGCGAATCATCAAGCATAAACTCGCCACCTGTTAAGAAATGCAAGTCTTCTGGTGCAGTGTCTTTATTTCTAAGCCTTTTGTTTAGTTCTCTGTCCGTGTCCTCATTGTCGATGTATAGTGTCTTACTACGCTTTGTGTCATAACCGAAAAAAGGTAGTCCTTGCGATACCATTAAAGCCATGTGCATTGCTAGAGAGCTTTTAAACGACTTAAACGGTGCTACAAGTATTCCAGCTTGCGAACTTGGCATTAAAGTATCAATAAGCCAGTCATCTTTTAAATTTATTAAGTCTTCACGCTCTTTTAAGTGCTTGGCTGTCTGTACTTTATCAAATATGTTAGTCATTTATTTCTCCTTTAGTATATAATAGCAAAAAAGACTTGAAAAGTCAAGCCTTAAATATTATAAAATGTAACACCTATTAATCCTTTGTAAATATGTAAGTATTTTACAAAATCATATTCTTTTTTTATTTTTTTATCCCAATAACATAAAAAATCAAGCTCTTCTGAATCTTTTTCATATCTAAAGTTATTTAAGTCTCTTTGAATAGCTGGTAAAACATGTTCTTTAAAACAGCTATGATTACAGTGATGTTCTTTCTCAAATTCTTTATATATTTTTTTTAAATTCGATTGAAATATTAATCTATCATATATTGATGAAAGTTTATTTTTATTTTCTAGTTCTTCTATTTTTCGGTCTAATAATTGATTTTCTTTTATTAGTTCAATAACTTTTTCTTTTTGACTTTTATGTAGATTTTCGTAAAAGTTTTTTCTATTTTCTTCTTCTAATGCTCGTGCTTTCCAATAATCAACATCTTCTTTTAATTTTGCATATTCTTCACTATTAATAATTTTAAACATTTCTTCTCCTTTTCTTATATCATAGTATCAAATTATCTTACATTTGTCAAGCCTTAATTCCATTTCTTTCTTTTATGAATTTGTTTATACTATCTTGATTTAATCGTTTAGATATTTTTCTTAGTTCCTCATTAGTTTTAGCCATTTCACTTTTATTCTTTTTATTTTTCTTTCTTTTATCACTAACTTTTTGTTTGCACTCACAGCACTTTAAATAACTTACACCACTTGCTTTTCTTATTTGCTGACACTTAATACATTTATTTTTCATTTTTTGTTTCTCCTTTATTATATTTATATCTTATCATTTCTTTTTGTATTTGTCAAACATTAAGTTTTTCCCCCCGTCAAGTAATTACTAGAGATTCTTGCTTGAAAGTTAATTTGTTATTTGTCGTAAGCTCTAATTTAGTGTAATTACTCCGCTCATTTAGTTTTACGTGCTGTGAATTGGCATAAACTAATCAGCACAACCTGTCAGCAAATGCTGCAATTTCAGTAAGTAAGTCAAACAACGGCTTTCAAATAGTATAAAACTAAGACACCTTAAACTTAAATACTTATCTCTTATAGAGTTACATGGGGTTTATGTAATCAGGTATTCTCGACTTCATAGCTTACTCAGCTCGTTTTGATGTTTATCACATCGCTATACTTTCGTACCTCAACCGCCTATGGGTTATATATTCAATTACATAGATAATAATAACATAGACATTTTCACTTGTCAACTGTTAGATACTTATATTTTAACATATTGTATTTTACACTTTGAGTTATCCTATGTTATGTAAATTAT